CACTTCGACGCCAAACATAAGCCCCCAGCACCCCTCAACACCCGCCGAAACTGCGGAATGACGCGGGCCGATAGATCAGCGCCCGGGCATGCGAAGAACCACGACTTCTTCTCGGGGTCGGGCTCGTCGTACGTCATCGGCAAGGCCGAGGCCACCGAGGACGAGGACTGGGACTTCTAGAGCCGCGAAATTCCGCGGATTCTGCGGGAGAGCGATCAACCACCAGGCCCCCGGCTGGCTGCTCACAGAGCGGCTAACCGGGGGCCTTGCCCACACTTTGCCCACATCTCCGGAGGTCACATGCTCGCTGTGCTCGCGGCCGTGATTCCGATCGGGGCGTCGCTGTACGTCGCGATCTCCGTTCTCGTGGAGTTCGCCGCCAGGGCGCACACATCCCGCGTCTTCGCACGGGTCTGGGACCGCCACAACGAAGAGCGAGCGCGACTGTCGCAATCCGACCCAGCCTTCAATCGCAAGGCGCAGGAGATCAAATCGCGGCGCATGATGCTGCTCGAGGCCAATGGCCTTGATCCGATGCTCGGGACGATCGCAGAGTTCAACAAGTCGGCGGTGCCACAGCCCCCGCCGACTCTGGAACTGCGGCGTCAATGGGTGCTGATCATCGGGTCGGTGATCGGCGTAGTCCTACTCGCGCTCGACGCGCTGAACTAATCCCAGGGCTGTGGCTGTTCGCCTACGCCAGACGTCTTGGCGGGCTCCGCGCCGAGGGCTTCCTCGACAAAGTCGAGTGCCTGCGATACGTCGACCGGGTCGAGGAATGCGACCCTGTCCCACACGGCTTCCGCGCGGTCACGGTCGCCGTTGGTGAGGGCGAGGAGGCCGATCGCGACGCCCTTCGCTCCGATGTTGTAGCCCATCAGCGTGGTCCTTCCTGGTGTTGGCGGATGCGGTTTTGGTGGACAGGGTCGTTGGTCATGCGGTCGCGCCACCATGCGAGGAGGGTGGTCTCGTCGACGACGCGGCGCTGTCCTTCCCAGGTCATGGGGAGGCCGTGTCTACGCCACCGCTTGATCGTGATGACTGACCGGCTCACTCGCCTCGCCGCTTGCCGGTAGGTGAGCAGCGCCATCGGTCACCTCCTCGGGTTCGTAGCGTCGGAGGCAGACGGTGCACTGGATCGTCTGCGCGATCGCCCCGTCGCGGTCGATGGTCCACTCGGCGCGCACCGCGGTCTCCCCGCAGAGACCGCAGCGGGTGGGGTGGGTGCGGAGCCGGCGGGGCGTTATGCGGTACCGGTTCAGCAGCTGGCTGATCTGCAGGAACAGGAAGTCGTCGGCGCCGTACACCTCCAGGTTCAGCTCGCCGATGTGGTCCTCGTGAGCGATAAGCCAGGCGGTGATCGTGTATGCGGCGTCGCCGGCGTCATGCCACTGCTGAGACGCCCGCAGCTGGGTGAGCAGCGCGTGCGGCGCCGGGTGCAGGTGGCGCGCGATCTCGTTGCCGTACGCAGTGAGCGCCGCCCACAGGGCGTCGGCGTCCTGCATCGGTTCGATGCGGAACGGGAGCGGCTGCTCGCGGGTGCCGTCGACGCGGGTGCGGTCGTAGACGGTCGCGGCGAGCGGAAGCATGCTGTCGCGGAGGTGCGCGATGATCACCGGCACCTGCTGCAGCATCCACGCATACGCGGTCACGACGTCGCCCCGATCTCCGCAAGGATGCGAGCGGTCGTGTCGTCGTCGAGGTGGCGGAGGCCGAGCGCACCCCGGTACGGGATCGGCTCAGTGAGGGGACGCGGGCTCGCGAGCACCATGTGGTGATGCCCGGCCATGGCCCACGTCGAGCACGCCTCGCCCGTGCTTCCGTCGCACTCCTCCGAGTGGTGCACATCGACGAGGTCGACGAGACCGAGGATCGCGCCGAGACCGGAGCGGAGCGTGAACAGCGGGATCAGTCCGACACGCTCACCGATGTACTTCGCAACCTCGAAGTGCTGATCGAACGGCATCTCGCGCGCGGCGGCGTGAATCGCGACGGGACCGCGGTAGTCGCCCGCGATGTTGCGCGTGCGGTTCTCCACGTCCTTGCCGTTGAAGATCGCCCACGCCCATGGCTGCCGGACAGTCAGGATCCTCATGACTGGGTCCCTTCGACGGACTGGTGGCAAGTGCAGGAGGGCCGGGGAATGTGTCCGTATGGGGACCAGCAGCAGGACCGCTTGCAGCGGGTCGCCGGTGCCGGTTTCGCCGTGGTCGGCGGCACATACGGTGTGCTGATGTTCTTCATGCCGAAGCTCGCTTCCACCACGGCCGCTGCTCGAGACGGACGATCTCCGCCTGCCGGGCAGCGGACAGACCACGTGCCGCTTGCAGTTCCTCCTCGGCCTGTGCGAGCGCTTCACGGAGGAGTCGGGCAGCGCCCTGTGCGGCATCCCGCTCCGCGATCGCCGCGGCCGCACGGTCCTGTTCCTCCGCCCACTTCGTGAGGATCAGCGCTAGGCAGTCGTTGGCGTGGTCTCGTTCGTCACGGAGGTGCTCGAGGTGTGCGTTGAGCTGCGCGAGCTGCTCCGCGAGATCAGGCTCGTAGGTGGCGACGATCGTCATCGCCTCGCGGTCGCCCGGCCAGGACCAGCCTTCGGTGGACTCGGGCAGGTCCGGCTCTCCGTCTGCATCCCGGTTCAGCACGGCCGCCATCGCTGCGTCGAACTTGGACATGTCGGGGGAGATGTCGACCCACACCTCGCCAGGTGTCGCAGCTGCCTGCGGCGTCGCATCGAGGACCGGTGCTGTCTCATCCGCCGCCGCGGGTGTCTCGCTGTGCGCCTTGCGGTACGCCTCTACGACGTCGGCGCGGAGGCTGCCGCGCGGGTTCACGTCGATACCGTTGGCATGCGCCCACACGCGCACCTCCGACTGCGACGGCCCCGGTGCGAAGGCCTTCGTGGTCTTGGCGGCGGCGAGCTGTTCGCCGAGGGTGTCCTTGCTGGGCCGCTTCCGTGCGACCGTCTTCGGGGTTGGCATGATCAGTTCCTCCTGTTCTGGTTCCGGCTCGTCGGCCAGGCCGGTGTCGGTGTCGTCCTCGTCGTCGATGACGATGCGGGGCTTGGGTGGGGCGGTGTGCGTGTGCGGGCGTTCGTCGAGGACCGCGGCGATCTGCGCCGGCGTGCGACCCTCGGCGACGAGCCGTGAGTACCGGTAGTCGCCGGCGCCGAGTGAGTACGCGCGTTTGCAGGACAGGCCGTGCTCGATGCCGGCTGGGCAGGCGTTGCCGCGGCATCCGCGGTCGTACCCGTCGCGGGTGCCGTGTGGGAACCCGTCCTCGTACAGGTCGTGACTGGACATGGTCGGTGGTCCTTTCAGAAGGGGCAGAGTTCGGGGATGACGTCGGCGTCGGGAGCGAGGTCGATGGGGAACGCGTCCCACACACGCCCGCAGGCGTGCTCCGGAACGATGTAGCCGGGCACCTTCCGCAGCGGCCACCAGCGGGTCCGGTGCGACGTGATGTGGCGTCCGGCGTGCTCGTGCAGTTGCCACAGCGGAATCCCGGCGATCACGCATGCGGTGACCTGCTGGTGGTCGAGCGCGACGAGGTCGAGCCGCGGCTCACCGATCAGCAGGTCCTCATGCCAGTCCCACCGCACCTCGAGCACGCGCCCCTTGCAGCCGTTGCAGGTCGCGATCAGGGGAGTGGTGGCGGTCATCGCTGATCCCACCGCAGCTCGGCACCGGTGCTGTCATCGTCCGCCTCAGGGGCGTACAGGGTGACGTTCGTGTAGAAGCGGCGACCGTGCGAGCGGGCATCGCCGATGCTGAATCTCTGGCGCAACGCGCGACCGAAGGCCTGAGCGGAGATGGCGTCCTCGTGCTGCTCCTTGCACCACTTGTCGTATGCCCGGCGCAGCTCCGCCATCTCGACACGCACGATGTCCCCGCCACCGATCGCGCACCGTTCCTCCACGAACCGGCCCAGGTGGTCCTCTTCAGCCCGGTACGTGTCCGTTGCGGCGAGGACGTCGTTTGGGGTGCGGAGTCCGTCGGTGGCGTAGTCCACGGCGCCCTGGATGATCCACGCGAGGATCCCGGGCCCTTCCTCCTCGACGAGACGCTGCTGCAGGTTCTCGATCCGCTCTGACGCGGGCACCGTGTGGGTGAAGGGGATGAGGCGAAGGCGGCGCCAGAACGACTCGCCGCCGGTCTCGACCTTCGGTTGGGAGTTGCCGAGCAGCCAGAACGTGTGCGACGGGACGAACGTGAAGAAGTCCTGCCTCATGAACCGGGCGGTGATCTTGTCGCCACCGGACAGCAGCTTCACCTTCGCTTCGTCGAACCGGGTGTTCTCGTTGACCTCGGACCCGATGACCATGCGGCGGCCCTGCAGGTTCGCGAGCTCCGTCTCGTGCTTGTCACGTCCGGCGACGAGGAACCCCTGCGGCGCCTCGGTCGCGTAGTCGCCGGCGATCGATGACAGCACCTCGGCGAACACCGTCTTGCCGTTGCCGCCGGGACCGTGGAGGAAGGGGAGGATGTGCTCGAGGACCTCGCCGATGAACGTGAGCCCGGCGAGACGCTGCACGTACAGTTCGATGGCCGCGTTCGACTGGAACGTCGTCGCGAGGAATCTGTCCCACAGCGGTGTGGGCATCGCCGGATCAGGGGTGACGGTCGTCTGCTTCGAGTGGAATAGTGCCGGCGTCGGGGTGGCCATGTTGCCGGTGCGGAGGTCGACGACCCCGCCCGGGGTGTTCAGCTGCCACGGGTGCCGGTCGAATTGTGACGCCGACACCCGGATCGCGGGGGTGGCTCTCGCGAGTCTGACGGCGTCAGCGATCGCACGTGCACGCATCGACTTCAGTCGGTGTGACGCGAGCTGCTGGTTGTCGGTGGGGATGCGGCGGATGACGTCGCGTGCCGCTTCGATCGCGGGCCCGTCGTCCGGGTGCCACACCCACCGAGTGCCCTGCCAGGTCACCCACTTCCCGGCGTCCGGCACGTACCGCAGCTCTGCGGCGTACTCGGCGACGAGGAGGCGGGCGTTGCCGTCGTCCGTGAGGTCGGCGCTGTCCGACCCGATCTGCGTGGCAGGCGTCGGGACCGTGTTGCCGACGACGGCGAGCTGCGTGCCCGTCGACGTGGTCCGGGCGGCCGGTGCAAGCTCGCGCGGCGCCCGATACCCGTACCCGTTGTCGGCGAGGTGCTTCGCCGCGGCCGCGTGGTCGCCACGGTGCTGCAGCAGCGCGTACGCCCCGAACTTCGTGTACGGGGTCTCCGGTTCGAAGTCGGTCGAAGACGTGAACACGTACAGCCGGTCGCGGTCGCCGGCGTGGCCGGTGGTGGCGCTGATCCCGTCGTGCTTCCCCGGCCGCCGCCAGTACTTCGTCGCACCCCGCGTGAAGACGTGCACCCAGCCGAGGAGGATCTCGTCCCACTCGGTGCGTCGCTCGTAGTCGTCGCCAGGGGTGATGTCGCCCGCGGCAGCCTGGTACGTCGTCGACCACTTCGCATCGACCGGGCCCGCCGCGGCCGCCGCCTCCGCCGGCATCGTGTCGAGTGCGGCGTGCACAACCGTGTGCAGGGCGTCCCGTTGCTCCCGGGTGATCGTCGGCAGCGTGCCCGGACCACCAGAGAGCCGCACGTACGGCCGCCCGCTCGGATGCACCCTCCCGCCGGAGGGAGCTAGAACGACGAAGCCGCCGGTGCCGCGCGTCTCGGCCAGCGTCTCCCGGCCGGGCGGGACATCGAGGGGCCGCTGTGCGACCTTCGTGTTGCCCGGCACCGCAGAGCCGGCGATTCGGTAGAACAGGTGCAGCCCGCCGGACGGGGACTGTTCCGACCAGCCCGCGACGAGCAGGTCGTACGTGTCGCGGATGCCGGTGCCGTCGAGCAGCTCGAGCACGTCGGGCATGTCGGCCATCGCCTTGCCCTCGATCTCCAGCATCTCCACGTCGCCGACGCCGGTCACCAGCCCGACGCCCTGCGCGACGTCGGCGGTGAACCAGGCTGCGACGACGTCTGCCGGCGCTGGCGTGGTCGTGTACTCCTTCCACGCCCCGCGCGGCCGCTTCGACCCATCCGCAGCGACGGGCACGACCGACAGCCCGACAGCGTGGAGCTCGAGCGCAGTGGTCAGCAGATCGGTCACGCGATCGTCTCCTCGAACAGCGCGGGGGTGGCGGGTGCGGGCCGGTCGGTGAGGCCCCAGATGAGCAGGCACACCACAAACGGCGGGCGTTCGTTCTTGCCGATGCGCGTCTGGCCTGGCTTTAGGAACCGCATGCGTCCGCCGACGAACTCGACCCTCAGTCCGGATCCGCGATCGCGGTGAGGTTCGACGAGGCGTTGCCACCACTGCTGCTCGGTGCGGTTCGCCGGCAGCAGCATGACGATGCCGCGCGTGCTCTCCCACTCGACCCACGCCTTGCGGACCCACGGCGCGATCGCGGAATACGGGGGGTTGCACCACACGAGTTCGTCAGCCCAGGACTGCGCGAGGCCGTCTTCCTCGCGGGTGAAGTAGCGATCGCACTTCGTGTTCTGTGACGAGGCAGCGACGTCGAGCGTGAAGCCGCCGAATCGAGCGTTGAGCTCCGCGAACACATCCGGATGCGTGGCGCGGTCATCGACGTCGTCGACGTCCCGCACGGACGACTGCTGCGGGTGACTCTTCGCCTTGTGTCCGACGAGACTCATTCGCTCGCCTCTCGCCACTCGCCGACGTTGCGGGTCACGATGACCTCGCCAGGCATCGCTGTCAGATCAGCGAGCAGGCGTCCCTCGAAGGTTGAGCGCACCCGACCGTTGCGGTCTCGGACGCCGTACTCCGGCCTTAGCTGCTCGACGTCGCCCTCGAACGCCTGGGGGTAGAGCGCGCGTGCCAGCTCGAATCGCTCACCGGGAGTGAGGGTGGCCATCTCCGGCAACTTCCCAGGCATCCCCGATACAGCGACGATGGCCATGCCCCGCGACGTCTCCGACACAGAGATCTCGTGAGCCATGCCTCGCGCTGACCAGAGGCTCATGCCGACACCAGCCATTCAGCGAGAGGCGCGACCCGGAGACCGAGTGTCGCGCCGACGTTCACCTCGAGGCGTGCGCCGCCCGACGCCTCCCATCCGGGCAGCAGAGCGACACCGTCGCACCGGATGAGCTGGGCGAGGCCTGCGCGCAGCCAGCCGTGGTAGTCCTCAGGCGTGGGGTTGACGTTGGTCGACGGGTCCTCGACGTCGTAGCCGAGTTCGCGCAGCTCTGCGGCCGCGGCGCGGAACGCCGGGTAATTGAACTCGGGCAGCCCGGTCATAGGCCCGGCCACGTAGATCTTGGGTTGGTGTGTCATGTGCCCTCGGTCCTTCTCGATGGGACCGCCCGCTGTCGGGGCGAGGGCGCCGAGCCGTGACGCGGCTCAGAACGGCGTGTTCGAGATGACCGCGACGTCGACGCCGACAGCGGTCGCGATGGTCGCCTCGGGGATGCCCGCGGCGCGCAGCTGCGCGACCTGCGCGGCCTGCTCAGGCGTCAGACCACCCGGCACAGCCACCTGAGGCGCGGCGACCTGCTGCGGCTGCACCGCTGCCGTCGTCGGCACGAACACCGGTCCCTGCGGCGTCGGGGCAGCGGGCATAGCCGCAGGCTGCTGGACAACCTGGGGCGCCGCGGCGGCGAATGCGGACGTCGGCGGCGTGTACTGCGCCTGGTAGAGCTTCGCCGGGTTCGCCGGGTTCTTCGACGCCGGATCGTTCCCCACGTACGCGACCGTCAGCACCCCACCCGGCAGGATGTCGGTCGCGTTCGCGTTGCGGATCGCCTCACCGATCGCCCGCTTCATGTTCTTCGACGCGACGTACAGGGTTCGTTCGCCATCGTCGTTCGGGTCCTGGCGGAGCTCGGTCTGCAGGTCGACGAGGATCTGCATCTTCGGGTCGCCGTTCGGCCAGAAGTCAGGCTCCTGCGTGCCGTACTTCGTCTGCTGCCGCTCTCTCGGCGCCGCCTTCACGGTGCCGGTCACGGTCGAGCCGATCGTGTCGAACTTGACGCCCTTGCTGGAGGATTCGAAGAGGGACATGGGTTGGTCTTCCTTGTCTTGTCAGTGGTTGAACAGGTTGGTGACGGGTGCCACCGCGACCGGTGTCGGGGTAGCGGGGACCGGGCGCTGCGGGGCGGCCGGAGTCTGGTCCTGCATGTCGCAGGTGGGGTGCGTGGTGAACCCGCCGAGGGTGACGATCGGCGACATCGGCTGACCGCACACGGTGCAGTCCTTCGGCACGGTCGGCCGGATCGGGGTCACCGGCGCCGGCGCGGGCTCGGCTGCCGGCAGGTCCTCGGTGAACAGCGAGCCGCCAGCGGCGCGCGCCTCCGCGCGCTTCTCCGCACGACACCAGGTGCACCACTGGTCATCGCACAGCGGCGACGCGGCCAAGGCGGCGTTGATGCCGACGACGGTGAGCATCGTCCACAGCCGGTTCGCCCTCACGAGCGCCTCAGCCGCGAGATGCGGGTTGTAGGGCTCCGACCAGAAGTACGCGCCGGACAGCTCACCGTCACGGGGGAGGAACGCGATCGCAACATGGCGGCACGGCCCCCACCCGCCATCGTCCGTGAACCCCTTGCCGTACAGGTGCGCCTGCACCCGGTACTGCTGGCTGGGACCGTGGAGGCGATACTTCGCGAGCTGCTTCGGCCCGACGATCTTGTGGTCGATGACGGTGCCAGTCGGAACGTGGAACAGGTCGGAGTGGCCGGGGACGTCCTGCCCGCCGATCTGCCCGACGTTCACCTGCCACTCGGTCACCCACTCGACCCGCGTCGTCTCGCCGCCGTTCCGGTTCGCGGCATCGAACCACCGCTCGAGCTGGTCGTGGACGGCCGTCCCGACCGCGGGCTTCCACGCCGGCCCACGGTCGGGCTCACCGTCGCCGTTGAGCTTGTGGAGGATCCACCGATCACACGGACGCCCGATCTCGGACGGCCCGATGCGCTTCTGCAGCGACCGCGGATGCCGAGTGATCCCGTCCTTGATCACCCCGAGGTAGAGGTCCTCCACCGACGTCACAGCCCCAGGCCCTCTCGGATGTCGTCATCGAGGATGGAGTGGTCGCTCGGGGTCTCCGCGTGGTGGAACACACCCTCTCTGCCGAGGAGCCCCACCCGGGCCCCGTGCTGACCGATGCGCAGCTCGACATCGGACACGAGCCCGGCGAGCATGAGGCGGTTCGTGATGCGCTGCTGCTCGACGAGCGCGAGCGTCGCATGCACCTGTGCGATCGTCGCGATGGCCGACGTCAGATCGGCCGGGATGTCCGGGCGCTCTGCGGCCTTCACCCACTCGCGCGCTTCCTCGGCTTGGTCGATGCGGCTCACTTGACGATCACCGACTTCTTGCCCCGGACCTTGTACCCCTCGAGCGCGGCCGGCGCGAACTCCCGCTTCACCGCATCCGTGCTCAACGACTGCGCATACAGCGCCGGATACTCCGCCGCCGGGTAATCCAGCTCGATCGCCTTCGTATCCGTCCGCGAGTACTCGCGGATCTCGACCTTCCGGCCAGCGACGTCGTGCGTGCCCACCTGCCCGCCCACCCACTCGATGAGCTGCGCGTCGATCCGCTCCAGCTCGTCGTTGATGTGCTCCGCGTCGGCTTTCAGAGTGTCGCGATGCTCGAGGAGACGCTTCGCGATCTCGTCGGACACCGCGGGCTGCGCGGCCGGGATGCCGGCAGGCTCGACGGCGCTCACTGGTCAGCCTCCGCCCCGGTCAGTTCGAGCGGCCCGTCGTCGTCGACCACCTCGGCGTCGACGACGTCGTCACCGGCTTCAAGCGTCAGCGGGTCCGACACGAGCGGTGCCTCGTCGACGTCAGGAAGGTCGAGCGGTTGCTTGCGGTGCCGCATGCGGTCGTCGTGGAGCGACACGAGCAGCGACCGCAGCGCGTCCTCGTCGTCCGGGTTGAACGCGCCCTCAATGTGGACGATCTCGATGCGCGGCACTCTCACGAAGTCCTCCGTGTCGGTGCAGTCCTTCGTCCGCACGAGCGCGATCACCGGGATCGTGTCCTGCGACTGGTACGCAGCAATCAGATGCCGCGAGTTCGACTCGAGCCCGTTGGACTCGTGCTCCTTCGGGAGCGTGGATGCGAGCTTGACCATCGGTCATGCTCCTTTCTGTGTCGGTACTGCAAGGGACGGCCAAGCGAGACGCGCGAACGCCTCCTCCTGGCCGGGGGAGTACTCGGGCATGCGGGTCCCCGCCCAGCGGGCGCCCGCCCACGCGAGGGCGACCGCGTCGCCGACGTTGTCGTCAGGGATCACCGCGCCCGGGAACGCGGCCTTCATCGCCGTCACGACCTCGTCCTTCGTGGCGCGTCCACTGCCGGTCGCGAGCTTCGCGCGCTGTGCTGGCGCCACCTCCACCACGGGGCCGCGAGCGAGCAGCTGGTCGACGAGGAACCAGTACAGGGCGATGCGTTCGTTCTGTGCCCCGAACTGCTGCCGCGAATGCGGCACCTCGATCACGGTCACATCGACGCGGGCGGGTATCGGCGCGAGGATGCCCTCGACCACCCGGCGGATCCGATTGCGTCGCGCCAGCAGGCTCGAGCCGATGTTCGGCGACATGATCCGCCGCGTGAGCACGATCGGGCCATCCAGGATCGCGACACCCGTGCACGTCAGTGACGGGTCAACTCCGACGGCGATCACGGCGTCACCTGCTCGACGATCGCCGCCACCAGCAGGACGACCGGGATGCCGAGCGCGAAGATCAGCAGACTCAGCACCGCGACGGCGGGCATAGTGACCTGCTGCGCCTCCGCGCGACGCACCCACGGCCGCAACGGTCGCGGGTCCCGGGCGGACAGAACACGTGCAGGCAGGGGAACGAATTCGGGGTCCATGAGAGTCCTCGCTTGTCGGTAGCGGGCTGAACGGGTGCGGGTTAGGGACGCCGGGATGCGGAGCTGGGGGGATCCGCATCCCGGCGCGCCTCGACATGCTCTGAGACCGCGCGTTGGGGCGCACGGGAGCGTCGAGACCAACCGACGGCAAGGACACCTGCTGGGGACAGGATCCAGATCACGTCGGCGCTGTTGAACCCCGGCGCGAGCGCATACGGGGTCACGAGGATCGCGACGAGCACGATCGCGGCGATGAGGGGGAGGCGGCGCATCAAGCCACCTCGGATCGGGTGGCGACGCGGTACTGCTCAACCCAAGCCTCGACGTCGGCGCGGCGGTACAGGATGACGCGGCCGCGGTCGCCGGTGGGCTTGAAGTACGGGGGATCGAGACGCTTCTTGCGTCGTGCGAGAAGGATTTCCACGGTCATGCCGGGAAGCAGGTCGCACACCTGCTCAGGGGAAAGCCAGACGGCCGGCGTGGCCGGTCTGGTCGACGTCGCTGCGGGCATCACACACCGACCTCGCGACGCGGCTCGGCGAGGTCAGCGAGACTCACGCCGAGGAACTGCGCCACTGCGTCGATCTCGTCCAGCTTGAACGGAGTGTCTCCGTTCACTCTGCTGTACACCGCGTTGCGGTTCTTCCCAATCACGGGAACGAGGTCGATTGCGTTTCTGCGCTGTCTGGCCAGCTCGGCGCGGACACCTGCCGCGACCCGCTGCCAGTAGCTGTCGTCTGTCTGCATATGAGGACGATATCCGTATGCAAGGACGATTGCAAGAACCATGTGGGGCAAATGTCTCTAAACAGGTACAGTTTCCCCATGCCATCTGGAACTCAAGGCGAGGCGGCAGGCCTCGCGAAAGACTTCGCCGCGTACGTCCGCCAGGCGATGCACGACCGGAAATGGTCGATCGCCCAGGTCGCCGCTGGCATCGGCATGTCGAAGAGCTATACCGACGTGCGGATCAACGGGGAGAGGGGGTTCACGATCCGCGACTTCGAGCTCTTCGCCAAGATGGTCGGCCTCGAGCCCGAAGAGCTGCTCGTCCGCGTGCAGCTGCCGGCCGCCGCCGACTACGACGGCAGGCTCGTCCCGGCCTACGAGGTGACCACAACCAAGGGTGACGCGCAGGTGCGTCGCGTCATCGACGCGGACCCGCCGCTACGCGACAACATCGTCCACGGCCGGTTCGGTGTCCGAGGTTCCACAGAGGATCTGCGAGAGGTCGCCAACGAGTCCATCGACGAAGAGCCGAAAGGCACCGACGCCGACTTCGACAACGCCTGACACCGCGAGGGGGAAACGATGCAGGCACTGCTGCAACTGGCCGACGAGCTCGGCGTACACGTCATCGAGAAACGGGCACCGCACACCAGCGGGTACCGTGCCGACGAGAAGCTCATCCGGCTCACACCCGGCATGCCCCGGCGTGCCGCACGGTCCGTGCTCGCGCACGAGATCGGCCACCACGTCCTCGGCCACCGACCCACCGACTTCGGACCCATCCGTGCCCGTCAGGAGCGTGAAGCGAACGAGTGGGCCGCGCAGCACCTCATCGACCCGGCCGTCTACGTCGAGGTCGAGAAGCTCCGCGACGGTCACCTGCAGTCCATGGCGCACGACCTCGACGTCGCCGTCGAACTCCTCACCGTGTACCGCAGCATGCTCCACCGGCTCGGCGACGCCGTGTACGTGCGCCCCAAGATGGGCGCCGGCCAATGGATGCACCGGTTCGCTGAGACCGGCTGACCATGGCCGGATCCATCACCCCCTACGACACCGCCAGCGGGAAACGGTACCGGGTCCGATACCGGAAACCCAATGGCGCCCAGACCGACAAACGCGGATTCAAGACCAAACGCGACGCGGAACTGTTCCTCGCCTCCATCACCGTCTCCAAGGCAACCGGCAACTACCTCGACCCCGCCCAGTCGCGCCGCACCGTCGCCGTCCTCGCCGAACAATGGAAGCGAGGCCGCCTCGCCGGACTCAAGCCCTCATCCCGCGAAGTCATGGAGACCGCGTGGCGGGTGCACGTCGAACCACGCTGGGGCGCCCGCGCCGCCGGCAGCATCCGCCCATCCGAAGTCGAAGACTGGATCGCCGAACTCGGCCGCACCCGCGGCGCCCAGACCATCCGCCGCGCCGTGTTCGTCCTCTCCAGCATCCTCACCATCGCGGAACGCGACGGCGTGATCGCGAAGAACCCGACACGTGGCGCGCAGCTGCCCGCCAAGCAACGCAAACCCGCCCGCTACCTCACACACCAGCAGGTCGACGAGCTCGCGGCCGCCGCGGTGGAGCAGGGCGACGTCATCCTCACCCTCGCGTACACCGGCCTCCGCTGGGGTGAAGTCGTCGCGCTCCGCGTCCGCCACCTCGACATGCTCCGCCGCCGCCTGCTCATCGAAGACAACGCCGTCCGCGTCGACGGCATCTACGAACACGGCACACCCAAGAGCGGACAACGCCGCGAAGTCCCCATGCCACCATTCCTGATCCCCACGCTCGCGCGACTCTGCGAAGGCAAGGGCCGCGACGGGTTCGTGTTCGGTCCCGGCACCACCCCGATCCCGTACCCGCACTCCACATCAGGCTGGTTCGTTCGCGCCGTCGAACACTGCCAGCACGCCGACCCCGCGTTCCCGACCATCACCCCGCACGACCTGCGCCACACCGCCGCTTCCCTCGCCATCAGCGCCGGCGCCAACGTCAAAGTCGTCCAACGAATGCTCGGACACGCATCCGCAGCCATGACCCTCGACGTCTACGCCGACCTCTTCGACGACGACCTCGAGACCGTCGCCACCGCGATGAGCAACGCCCGCACCACCGCCCTCGCATGACACGACACGCCGACACACAGGCCGCTGCTTGACCCGGTCCCGTTGAACCCCTTTGACTCGAAAGTAGCGACAACCATCGAACGCCCCACCCGCACAGGGACAGGGGCGTTCGCCACGTCAGGGGGGAACGTCGCCGAGACCTGCACACGCCCTTGTCGGTAGGGCGGTGCGTGGACTCAACAGGCCGTGGCCGGCCCGCGAGGCACAACGCCCGGGCCGGCCACAGCCACCAACACCCAGTCAAAACGGTCACCCGAAAACGGGCACCCGACCAAGCACCCGGGTGACCGAAGGTGACCGATATTCGCAACGGGTGACCGATCCAAAAGGACCATCGGGCACCCCGAATCACGCAGAAACACAGGGCTCAACACTGTCGGGTGCCCGTGGGTGACCGTTTTTTCCAATTGGCACAGCTCTTTGACTAAGTAACTAAGAGACCCAGTTATACGCGCGCAGGGAACGTACAAACCGCGAAGTCGACAAAACGGTCACCCGAGACGTCGGCAAACACCCAGTGGAGCGCACCATGGACCACCACCCGCCCGTCGACATCGTCGACCAGCACACCCAGACGACCATCATCGAAGTCGAACGCGACTACTGCGACGCCTGCGACATCGACGTCCCCGCCAAGCTCTACGCCAAGCTCCCCAGCGGCAAGACCCTCACATTCTGCCGCCACCACGGCACCGAATACCTTCCCGGCCTCATCGCCGACGGCGCCACCATCATCGACCACCGCTACCTGGACGAGACATGAAGCTCGCCGCCGCCGGCGCCAGCAGCTTCCTCATCGGCGTCCTCGCAGCCACCTACAGCCGCCGCTACTTCGGCGCGCTCGTCTGGTGGCTGTTCACCGCCGACATCAGGAACGCACCATGACGTGCCCGGTGTGCGGTGAACCCGCACCCCTCGGCGTCGTCTGCTGCGACCTGCTCATCAACGAGCTCGACGACGAGCCCACCGAGATCCGCGGTTACGACTGAGGACGAACGAACAACGGCATCGCCTGCGGCTGACCCTTGTTGTCCTGCACAACCGCCCACGTGTGCAACCGCCAACCGACCGACATGATCGCCTCCATCATCGGCGACCAGTCCTCGACGTTCCCGGAGAACCCGAGCTTGAACGCCGGGAAGTTCAGCACCGGCGTGAAGAACCAGGCACCTCCCGTCCACGCGGCCTGAGCCTTCTGCTGCATCGAGACTGCCTTGCTGTTCGCCATGAATCCCATGAGCGGGAGCGTACCGATGCCCACCACGGTGATCCAGTCCCGCCAGTACCGGCAAATGCGCGCCGAACTCAAGGCCCATTGGTCCGAGATCAACGCGCCATGCGCACTCTGCGGTCAAGCAACCATCGACTGGCAAGCACCAGCGAACCAGCCCGACAGCTTCGAACTCGACCACCGCCTCGCACGCAAGCCACGACCCGACCTCGCCCTCGACCCCGCCAACATGCAGCCATCACACTTCCGCTGCAACCGCGGCAAAGGCGCCGGCAACACGCGACCCACCATCGGAGAGAACACGGAGGACTGGTGACATGCGCACCATCAACGCCAAAGGCGGACCCCTCGACGGCAAGACCGTCCAGGTCCCCGACCACACCGACACCTTCACCCACCACGCCGACGACTCCTCGCACTACAAGGTGAACGAGAAGACCGCCACATGGCAGGGCGACAAGACGAAGCCTGTCGCATGATGCTCAGCATCATGAAGGCCGACGACCTTCGAGCTGAGCAACTCGGACGTCAGATCGTCGTCGAGTACGACGACGTCGAGATCCGCGGAAGGCTCGAGGGATTCAGGCACACTGCCACGACCGAGGTGGCTCTGTCAGACGGCACACCGTTGCGGTTCAGCACCGAGTGCACCCTCGTCTTCCGCTTCGGCGATGCAATCGTGCCGCGTCACGCCAAGGTCACGCTTCTGCCTGAGGGGTAGGGGCGTCTCCATCTCTGCAGGACCCGGGCCAGGGCACCTTCGCCGGTAGTGATTTCCCCCACCGGGGTCAGATGTCACCGCAACGCCTCGTAACCGTTACCCGCTCGGAGGTCTCGCATGGCGATGACGAATGCGGAGAAGCAGCGGGCGTACCGGGCGCGGAAGGCCGCGGAGCGCGAGGCGGCGAAGGCGGCCTCGGGTAACGGTGGTGACACCCCGCCGCCGACGACGATGCGTGACGCGGTCGACGAGGCGCTGGCGCACATGAAGTGGCTGGTGCCGTCCGACCTGGCGTCGCGGGCGCAGGCGCGCGAGCTCGCTCGGGACATCGATCTTCTGACGCATGCGGGCGATACGGCGAAGGCGCTGTCGGCGCATCGTGCTCTCTCGCGGGTGCTGAACGATCTCGGCGGTACACCGCTGGTGCGACTGCAGCGGGAGCTGCGGTCACTGAAGCACGCGAAGGCGGAGGGCGAGGGTGAGCGGAACGAGGGCGAAGGCGGTCAGGGCCAGCCGGGCAACGTCACCAAGTTCGAGCGCCCGGCGAAGCGTTCGTCGTGAGAAGCGGCTTGGTTGCCAGATCCCGCGGATCTTCACTCCGCCGAAGCGTGAGCTGACACCGGCGACGTCGCTCGGGTTCGAGGTCATCGAGTTCTGGGACTGGATGCGTGACCGGCTCGAGGAGCTGGACGCGAACCGGGTCGACGGGGACGACACCGACTACCTGGGCCTGCTGCCGCGGTCGCTGGAGTGGCAGCGGTGGCTGCTGATCCACTCGCTCGAGCTGCTCGACGCGCCGGGGTGTGTGTTCCGGTTCCGGACCGTGCTGCTGCTGGTCGCCCGTCAGAACGGCAAGTCGACCCTGCTGACGGTGCTGATCCTCTGGCGCATGTTCCAGGACGGCGCCCGCATGGTGCTCGAGACGCACGCGACAACCGAGCACGCTCGGGCCGCGTGGGAGGAAGCTGTCGCGGTCGCCGAGGCGATCCCGGAGCTGTCGGACGAGATCGCGAAGATCCAGGAGGGCAAGAACTCCGAGCTGCTGCTGCTCGACGGTGGTGAGCGGTTCAAGATCGCAACGGCGAACCGTCGCGGCGGCCGCGGGTTCCGCGGCGACCTCGTCATCTTCGACGAGCTCCGTGAGCACCAGGACTGGCGTGCATGGTCGGCGACGTCGAAGACGACGCTCGCGCGACGTCGCGCACAGGTGTGGGGCGTGTCGAACGCCGGCGACCTGACGAGCGTTGTGCTGCGGCACGTGCGCGCGGTGGCGATCGCGAATATCACCGGCAAAGCGCTCGACAACGTGCCGCCGGAGATCTCGGACGACATCGACTTGGATTCGATCGGGCTGTTCGAGTGGTCGGCCGGGACGGTCGATGGCACCGAGAACGGGCCACTGCGTGACGTGTGGGACCGCGACGGGTGGGCGCAGGCGAACCCGTCCATGGGGTACACGGAGCTTGACGAGCGGGCGATAGCGTCGGCCGCCGCGACGGACCCTGAGGTGGAGTTCCGCACCGAGGTGCTGTGCCAGTTCGTGAACATGGCCGGCTCGGGTCCGTTCCCGACCGGCGCGTGGACGAAGACTCTCGACCGGAAGGACGACCGCGCTGAGCGTGGCGTCACCCGCGACCAGGATCGACCCGCCTGCTACGGCGTGGACATGTCGCACGACCGGTCGATGGTGTACATCGCCCTCGCGTTCTGGGACACCGAGAAGCGGGTGCGGGTCGAGATTGTCGCGCAACGGTACGGGCCGGACTGGGTCCTGCCGTGGCTGACCTCCGATCAGCGGAAGGTGAAGCCGAAGCATCTGGCGATGCAGCGGCGCGGTGCCCCGATCTCGTCCATGTGGCAGGAGTTCGTCGACGCAGGGCTCGACCCGTACGCGTGGGAGGGTTCCGAGCTGTCTGGCTGGCACGGGACGATGTTCGACCTCGTGAAGTCGGCGGTGCTCGACGATGGCGCGGTGATCAAGCTCACCCATGGCGAGCAGCCGGCGCTGGACGTCGCCGCAGGCTCGGCGCTGGTCAAGGCGATCGGTGACGGCTGGGTCGTCGACCGGCAGGCGTCGCCGGCGGATGCCGCGCCATTGCTTGCCGCGGTCGCCGCGGTGGGCCTGCTCATGACCAACCCGGCGCCGGCAACGCGCTCGGCGTACGAGGAACGCGGCCTGATGGTCGTCTAGACAGGAGGCCGCCGCGTGGGCGCATTCCGCAAGGTCCTGCTGCTGCGCAGCGTCGTGGTGAACCTGGTCGACGGGTCGTCGATCTCCGGTGTCCTGTATCGGGATCCGGGGCCGTTGATCGTCCTGAAGAACGCCGTCTACCTCGAGCCCGGCGCGCAGCCGGTGGAGCTCGACGGGGACACCGTCATCGAGCGCGACAAGGTGCTCTTCATCCAGGCGCCGTAAGGGGGCAACGATGGTCTTCGCTGTCTCCGAGGGCAAGCTCCTCGCCGTCCACAAGCCGAGCTACCAGGCGCCGACCGCACTGCGGATCAACGACGACCTGTCGCAGGACTACGCCGCTATCTACCGGCACCAGCAGTCCGTGCGCACCGTCGTCGACTTCCTGGCACGCAACATCGCTCAGCTCGCTCTGCACACTTTCGAGCGTGTCGATGACAACGACCGCAAGCGCGTCACCGACCATCCGTTCGCGGTGATGATGCGTGAGCCGAACCCGTACACAACGGGCTACCGGCTGATGTTCTCGCTCATCGCCGACCGCGGCATCTACGACCGTGCGCTCTGGGTGAAGGCGTTCATCAACGGCAAGAGTCAGCTGGTCCGGATCCCGCCTCGGCTGTGGGAGATCGACAAGAACGACAACTGGCTCGCGCCGACGAAGTTCATCGTCACCGGCAACAAGGGAAAGACGACGCTCGACATCGAGCAGGTCGTCTACTTCCGCGGGTACAACCCTGAGGATGAGCGCTACGGTCTATCGCCGATCGAGTCGCTGCGCCGGATGCTGTCCGAAGAGTGGGCGGCCGGCGTGATGCGCGAGCAGATCCTCCGCAACGGCGCGCGTGTGTCGGGCTACATCAAGCGGCCACGGGAAGCTGGCGACTGGTCCGACCCGGCACGAGACCGCTTCGCGCAGGGGTGGCGCGGCCAGTACTCCGGTCACTCGGCAACCGAGGGCGGCGGAACCCCGGTACTCGAGGATGGGATGGAGTTCATCCCTGCGTCGCAGACCGCGGCGGATCTGCAGTACATCGAGGCGCGCAAGCTGTCTCGGGAGGAAGCTGCTTCGGCGTACTTCATCCCTCCGCCCATGGTCGGGATCCTCGATCACGCGACGTTCGGGAACATCTCTGAGCAGCACAAGATGCTCTACCAGGACTGCCTCGGTCCCACCCTCCAGGACGTCCAGCAGGAGATCGCGCTTCAGATCCTCCGCGACTTCGACGATGCAGACGACTTGTACACCGAGTTCAACATGCTCGAGAAGCTCAAGGGCTCGTTCGAAGAGCAGGCCAGCCAGTTGCAGACCTCAGTGGGCGCACCGATCCTCACGAGGAACGAGGCCCGCGGACGCCTGAACCTGCCGCGCATTGAGGGCGCCGATGACCTGGTCGTCCCGCTCAACGTGCTCGTCGGGGGCCAGGCCTCGCCGACCGACTCGGCGCCGGAGAAAGGGGCGGCTCAGCCCGGCGTGAAGGCGATCAGCGCCAAGGCTCGGCCTGCGCGGTCGCATGTGCTGAAAGCGACATCGGTGCTCGAGAAGTTCTTCGAGCGCCAGGCGCGGGTCGTTCTCTCCGAGCTTGGCGCGAAGGATGCGTCGTGGTGGGACGGTGTGCGCTGGGATCGCGAGCTCGGCGATGACCTGTTCGCACTGTCCGCGACGATCACGGAGGGGATCGCTCGGCAGCAGCTCGAGAAGATCGGGATCGACGCTGACGAGTACGACACGGACCGGACGCTCGCGTACCTGAAGAAGGTCGCGAAGTCGAACGCGGAGAGCATCAACGCAGTCACCCGGATTCGTCTGGAGTCGGTGCTTGCTGAGGCGGGCGACACCGTCGACGCTGCCTCGCAGGTGTTCGACGTGGCGAAGTCCTCGCGCGCTGCTCAGGCGGGTCTGACGATCGCGACGTCGCTCGCTGGGTTCGCCTCGGTGGAGGCCGTCGAGCAGGTGCGCGGCACGCGTCCTGCAACGAAGACGTGGGTTGTCACCTCCGGCAACCCGCGCCCGTCGCACGCCGAGATGGCGGGCGAGACCGTTCCCCTCGATTCCGTTTTCAGCAATGGCGCGAAGTGGCCGGGCGACAGCTCGGCGCTGGACGTCGACGAGGTCGCCGGGTGCTCGTGCGACGTCGTCATCGAGTTCGAGTGAGGGGGCCCTCGTGGACCTGAAGATCAGCACCGTCAAGATCAAGGCGATCGGAGACGACACGGAGGCCGGCACGTTCCAGGCCTACGCGTCCGTGTTCGACAACATCGACAGCTACGGCGACGTCGTCCGCAAGGGCGCGTTCGAGCGGACGCTGAAGGAGTGGGGCGAGCGGGAGGCGAAGCTCCCGCTGCTGTGGGGGCACGACTTCTACGACCCGTTCTCCAACATCGGTCACATCGAGGAAGCCAAGGAGGATGACCACGGCCTGTGGGTCGAGGGCGTCATCGACCTCGAGAACCCGAAGGGCGCGCAGGTCTATCGGCTGCTGAAGGGCGGCCGCGTCGACCAGATGTCGTTCGCGTTCGACACCGAGTCGTCCCGCCGCGGCACGGTCGACGGCGCTGAGGTCAACGAGCTCCTCGACCTCACGCTCTACGAAGTGTCCGTCGTGCCGCTCGGCGCGAACCAGGAGACCGAGATCCTCGCGGTGAAGCACGCCCTGAAGGCGGGACGCGTGCTGTCCGCGAAGAACGAGACCGCTCTGCGGTCGGCGCTCGAGAAGCTCGACGCCGGCTCAGCGGAGATCAAGAACGTCCTCGCCGCCATCGGCAAGGAGGAAGACGACAGCAAGGCCAGCGGAGACGAACCGGCCAAGGCGAACGAGGAGCCCACGGGGGCCAAGTCCGTCGAGGAGCCCACGCGTGCACCGTCCGCCCTGACGCGTCTGCAGCTCGAGCTCGCAACCAGCGACCTCGATTCCATCTAGCCCACGAAAGGGGCACCGCACATGAGTGCAGAAATCAAGGAGCGGATGGGCGCAGCGCTGAAGATCGCGCGCGACATCTCGGAGCTCGCCGAGAAGGAGGGCCGTGACCTCACGGCCGAGGAGAACGAGAAGGCCACCGCGGCGCTCCTCGACTACAAGGCGGCAAAGAAGGACTTCGAGCGCACCCAGTCGACCGAGCAGCTGAAGTCGGCGCTCGCGGAGATCGGCGTCGACCTCGGCCTCGAGCCGCGAGGCGAGAAGCAGGCGCCCGTCTCGTACGAGCGGCCGAAGGTGAAGACCATCGGTCAGATGTTCGCCGAGTCGGCCGAGTACAAGTCGATGATGAGCCAGTTCGCGGACGGGCGCATCAACGAGAAGGCTCGCGTCCAGTCGGCGCCGATGGGCGTCAAGGCCCTCGTCACTGGCGCCTCGGACACCTCGGGTGGTGCGTTCGTCCAGACGGACGTGCAGAACATCCTCGAGCTGCTCGGCCGCCGCGAGCTCACCGTCCGTGACCTGATCTCGGTTCGCCAGACCGAGTCGGACACGGTCGAGTTCGTGCGGCAGACCACGCAGATGTCGTCCGCGGCTCCGGTCGCTGAGGCGACGTCGTCGGCCGCGCCGACCACGGGCGCGTCGTCGGGTGCAGCGCTCACGCTGAACCCGGGTGGCGGCTACAAGCCCGAGGGTTCGATCGCGTTCGAGAAGGTCACCGCGACCGTGAAGACGATCGCGGAGTGGGTGCCGGCCACGAAGCGTGGCCTCGCCGACGCGTCGCAGCTGCGCGGCCTGATCGACGACGAGCTCCGCGCCGACCTGGCGGAGGAGGAAGAGGACCAGATCATCAACGGGTCCGGCTCGGGTGAGAACCTGACCGGCATCCTTGCGACGTCTGGCATCCAGACCCAGGCCTGGACGACCGACCTGCTCACCACGATCCGCAAGGCCAAGACGAAGGTCCGCACCGTCGGCCGCGTCGCGCCGAACGGCTTCGTCGTGAACCCGGAGGACGCGGAGCGCCTCGACCTGCTCAAGGGCACGTCGAACGACCACTTCTACGGTCCCGGTCCGTTCGCCGCCGCCGGCATCCGCACGGTCTGGGGCGTCCCGATCGTCGAGTCGGAAGCGGTCGCCGCCGGAGTCGGCATCATGGCCGACTTCACCAAGGCGGTCCTCTGGGACCGTGAGCAGGCGTCCATCACCGCCACCGACTCGCACGCGGACTTCTTCATCCGCAACCTCGTCGCCATCCTCGGCGAGGAGCGCGTCGCGTTCGGCGTCACCCGTCCGAAGGCATTCGTCAACGTCGATCTGACGGCGTAGTCGAGAGGGGATCACCGTGGCGAAGTGTCGTGTGTGCGATGCACCGCACCGTGCATGCGGTCCGGTCACCACGGTGATCCCCGTCGACTCCCGTGTCACTGACAGTCCCCGAGGAGGAGACATGACACTCAAGCGGTACAACGTGACGGTCAACGACCGCCGATCCACCCAGACCGTCCTGCAGCTCTCGGACGAGGACGCGAAGCGCGCGGGTCTCACCGAGAAGGACCTCTGGACTCCCGACGGCAAGACCGCGGCCAAGCCTGCGGCGAAGTCGCGCACCTCGAGCAACAAGGCGCGCGCACCGCGGAACAAGACCGCGGCCAAGCCTGCGGCGAAGCCCGCCGAACCGGCGACCAGCGTCGAGGCAGCGTCCGACCCGGGCGCATCGGAAGCGTGAGGAGGTGGCGGTGATGGCATCGTTCGCGACACCCACCGACATGGGGCAGCGTTCGCAAGGTGCGATCACCGCCACCACCCACCCCTTCGTCCAGCAGGAACTCGACGCCGCGACCCGCACCATCCGCAACGAGTGCGGGTGGCACATCGCCACAGTGGAGACCCTCACCCGCAAGCGCCGCTCGGCGTTCTGGGAGCCGATCTGGATCCCCGCGATGGAGATCACCGCGGTGAAGATCATCACCCTCGACGAGGTCGAGAACATCCTCGCCGACGACGAGTTCGACCCGGACACCGGGTGGACCTCATGGTCCGGCGACCGGTACACGCTCGAGTACACGGCCGGGTTCACCACCGTCCCCGAGGACATCGTCACGCTGACGCTCGAGCTCGCCGCCGGCGCGCTGGGAATGTCCCTCGGCATCAGCAGGGCGCAGGCCGGCGGCGTGTCCGTCACCTACGCACGCGCCGGCGGGGGACTCACCGCCGACGACAAGAACCGTCTCGCCGCGTACCGGATCGGCCGGCTCCCGTGATCGGCTCGCCCATCGCCCGGCACACGCTCGTCGTCGTTCGCGCACCCGAGGTGTCGGACGGGCGACGCATGATCTACGACTGGCCGAATGCGACCCGCACGGATTCGCCCGGCTGGGCGTTGGACGCCGGCGACACGTCCGCCGACACCGCCCAGCGTGAAGGCGGCTCGATCGAGTACACCGCCCGCGGCCCGTACGACGCCGACGTCCTGCAGACCGACCGCATCGAGGCGCTCGGCGCGACCTACCTCATCGACGGCGCAGTCGTCCGCCAGCCCGGACCGATCCCTGCGGTGTCGCACACGATCCTTCGACTGGTCAGGTGGGTGGGCTGATGGCGAAGAGCGGAATCACCAAGATCAAGATCAACGGCGCCGCAGTCGCCGCACTGCTCCGGTCGCCGGAGGTTCGGGCCGATCTGGAAGCGCGCGGTGCGCGCATCGCGGCCGCCGCCGGCGAAGGCGTCGAAGCGGAGACGCTGAACGGCGGAGACCGCGTCTCCGTGGTCGTGTCCACCCGTACGCAGGAAGCACGCCGCAACGAGGCTGAGGACCGCTCTCTGACGCGTGCCATCGACGCCGGGAGGTGACGACCGTGGCAGCCGAAACGCTCGTCCCTGCGGACGCTGAGGTCGAGGTCTGCGACGAGCTCAACGTCCGGATGCCGGCGCTCGACTTCGATGCGCCAGCGGCCCCTTCGATCCCCAGACAGAAGCCGTCCGAGTTCATCCGTGTGGTCGCGGTCGGGGGAATGTCACCGACGCTCGTCACCGACGCGTTCACCCTCACGATCGAGGGCTTCGCGGAGACGGAGACACGCGCGCAGCGCGTCTGCTCGTACGCGGTCGCTGCGGTCCAGGCGGCGGGGCGCGACGGGCTCATCGGCGCTGTCGCTGCGTCCGTCGTGGTCGTGGCTGCGCTGCCGCAGAACTTGCCCATGCCGAGCGTCCCGGACCGATTCCGGTTCTCGGCCACCGTCTCCGTGACCCTCCGCAGGGTCGCGGTCTAGTTCCCCTCCGCGTTCGCCCGTCCGGGCGTTCGTTCCGCTTCGCCTGAAAGGGGCGTCCACATGACTGTGGCAAGCAAGAACGTGTTCGTCGGTGTCCCGGATCAGGCGACGACCGGCGCGATCCTCACCGGCCCGGAAACCGATGTCATCCCGGAGTTCCTCGACGACATCGTGTTCACGGGCCTCACGGACTCCGGGTACGTCGACGAGGAGGGGGTGACCATCACACCATCCGAGTCGACCGAGTCGATCAAGGACTGGTCGCTGAAGGTCATCCGCAAGGTCCTCACCGAGTTCGACGGCACGATCTCGTGGACCCACCTCGAGCTGTCGCTCGGCGCCCTGAAGAACTACATGGGCGACGACAACGTCGAGAGCGAGGCGGCCACTGCCGAGCACGGCGCGCAGACCCGTGCGGCGATCGCTGGCGAGTCCCGGCCGATCAAGGCCTGGTACTTCAAGATCAAGGACGGCATCCGCAAGGCCGTCGTCATGGTTCCGCACGGCCAGGTGTCCGAGCGCGGCGAGATCCCGCTCGTGGCGTCGGACGCGATCAAGCTCCCCGTCACGCTGACGTCGTACCCCGACGCCGCAGGGAAGAGCATCTACATCTTCACGGACGACGGCGTCGTCTCGGCCTGACGGCCATCACACCAGCGTGGCCGACCGCGGGGTACCGGTCGGCCACGCTGCTGCATCGTCACGTTCCCCCGTTCCCAGGAGGCACCCCGTGGTGTACAAGGTTCCCGAATCGAAGAAGTCCATCGGACAGAACCAGTTCGAGTTCGAGCTGCCCGATGGCATGGTCGTCGCGATCCCGAAGGCGAAGTTCCTCACGGCCGGTCAGATCGAGCAGCTCGCGACCAGCAAGGAAGACCTGAAGGTCACCGACATCCTCGACCTGCTCGGGCAGACCGATGACGCGAAGGCGGCGGTCCGGCAGCTCGACATCGAGCAGCTCATGGGTCTCATGCAGGCGTGGCAGGAGGACTCGGGGATCGCGCTGGGGGAATCCTAGGCCTGCACTCCGAGATCCTCACCGACCCGACCAGGCGCGTCGCGCTCGCGTACGACCTCGTGCGCATGGGTCGGTCGATCGACGATGCAGGCACCGAGGCGCTGCCTTGGACGGATCTCGTCATCCTGACTCGAGGACTGCAGGCCGAGCCGACCTCGGCTCTCGCGACGGAGATCCACGGTCACCGCTGGTCGATCACCGACCAGCTGCTCGCTGACCTCGTCGATCTGGTCGCGATGGGCAACTGGCAGCGGCAGCAGAAGAAGCACGCGCCGAAGCCGAAGCCGATCGAGCGGCCGTGGCGGAAGCCGAAGGTCACGAAGCTCGGCAAGGACCCGATCCCGGTGTCGCAGTTCAACGACTGGTGGGACTCCCACTGAGAGGCGGTGCCCTATGGCGACAGGCGTCGAGCTCGCGACCGCATGGCTGCGCCTGGTCCCCACTACCGAGGGCATCCAGGACAACGTCGCTGACGCGCTGAAGCCCGCAGAGAAGGCTGCCGAGGACGCCGGCAAGAAGTCCGGCAGCAGGTTCTCCGGCGCCGCGAAGGTCGCCATGCTTGCCGGGCTCGCGGGCCTCACCGCCGGTGTGGTGAACATCTTCCAGACGGGCATGGAGGAGCTGAAGTTCGGTGAGCAGATCAACGCTCAGACCGAGCAGCTCATCGCCAACACGGGGTTCAAGGGCACCGTCTCTCAGATCAACGACGTCACGCTGGCGTTGTCGCAACTGTCGGGCATCTCCGAGGAGGACCTGCAGTCCGCGGGCAACAACATCCTCAAGTTCGGTGACGTGTCGGAGGACACGTACGAGCGGGCGGTGTCGTCGATTAACGATCTCGGCGCGTCTGGCAAGGACGTCGCTGGCGTCTCGGAGGCGCTCGGCAAGGCACTCGCTGACCCGGCCACCGCGGCCGCGCTGCTGAAGCGTCAGGGTGTGCTGCTGAACGACGAGCAGAAGGCGCTGATCGACTCGTTCACCGAGTCGGGTGACAAGGCCGCCGCGCAGGGAGTCATCCTCGACGCGCTCGAGTCCAGCTACGGCGGGATGGCGGAGGCCGCCGGCGGCACGCTGCAGGGCAACCTGAACAAGCTCGGCAACGCGTGGGAGAACCTCGCTGGCGACATCGTCGCGATGGCGATGCCCGCCGTCGAGGGCTTCACCGGGATGCTGCAGGGCCTCGTCGGGTGGCTGTCGGAGAACCAGGGCGTGATCGTCGCGGTCGCCGCGCTGATCGGTGTGACTCTCGTGGCGGCGTTCATCGCGTGGGCGGCGTCGATCTGGGCGACCACGATCGCGCTGCTCGCGAACCCGATCACCTGGATCATCCTCGCGATCATCGCCCTCATCGCCGCGATCGTCCTGCTCGTTATGAACTGGGATCAGGTCGTCGCGTTCCTCACCGAGATCTGGTCCGGGTTCATCTCGTGGATCACCGGGGTGATCGAGGGCTTCGTTGCCTGGTGGAACAGCATCTGGGCCGCGGTCGGCAAGTGGATCGGCGACGTGTGGCGCAACATCGTGAACACGATCCAGGTCGCATGGATGCTCGTGAGCAACTGGGTGATGGGCGCCGTCAACGGGTTCCTTGGCTGGTGGGGTGTCATCTGGCAGACGGTCGGCCGGGTGTGGGAGTCGATCTGGTCCGGCCTCGGCAGCTTCGTCAGAGGCGTCTGGAGCGGGATCGTCGGCTTCATCCGCGGGTACATCAACTCGATCATCGGCATGATCAACGGGATCATCGACGGGATCAACGGTGTCGCCGGCGCGGTCGGTGATGCGATCGGCGTCTCGCTGCGCATCCCACGGATCCCGATGCTCGCGGAAGGCGGCACCATCACCCGATCGGGTGCGGTGATCGTCGGTGAGCGCGGCCCCGAGCTGCTGAACCTTCCGCGTGGCGCGTCGGTGAACCCGGACATCGCAGGCGGAGGCAGCATGCCCGACACCCTAATCGTCGTCGACACCGATGGTCAGCTGGTCGCTCGTATGCAGGTCGAGGCCGCGAAGACTGGCCAGGCCCAGTCGATCGCACGGCGCACGCAGCTCGAGATGGGTTCCCGGAGGTGAGCGATGGCGGTTCCTGAGCTGACGCCCAACACTGACGGGAACCCGTTCGTCGAGGTGTTCTTCGACCCGACCGATCTCGACCCGGACACCTACAGGGTGCGGATGCTGCGACTGTCGGACGACCGGTCCTGGCTCGTCCGCGGCGGGTTCGACGTCGCACCTGGTGTGGCTGCCGTCGACTGGGAGTGCCCGTTCAACGTGGAGTCGTACTACCGGCTGGAGCAGATCGCGGAGGACGGTGTGTCGCTCGGGTTCACGGACCCGGCGCCGGTCGTGCTCGAGTACACCGGCACGATCGTGCATCAGCCGCTCGTGCCGGACCTGTGGGCGCCGGTGCGGATCCTCGCTGACTCCGCGGAGGAGCTGGTGCGGCCGCTGCGCGGCGAGTTCGTCGAGCCCGAGGGTGCACCGGTCGGGTGGTGGGTCGGATCAGGTCGCGGCGGGCTGCGTGACGTGCCCGTGTCGCTGCTGACGGAGACGATCGCCGCAGCAGATCAGATGCAGGCGATGCTGGGGTCGTACACGACCCGGCAGGTCGGGGTGCTGTGTATCCGCACGTCGGAGGCGATTCGGTGGCCGCGGACGTTCTTCGCCCAGGGCAACCTGGTCGAGGTCGAACGGAACGTGAGACAGCGGGGTCAGCTGATCCAGTTCGACGCGTCGATGAACGAGTCCAAGCCGCCCGTCGCGGCGATCTCGACTCCGCTGCTGTCGTACTCGGACATGTCGATCGCGTTCGATACGTACACGGCGCTGTCAGCTGCGATCCCGACCTACACGCAGAGCTCGCGGTCGTACGAGTACGCCGGTCTCGCTGGGTAGGGGAGGTGCCCGATGCGGTTCGGATCCGATGAGCTTCGTGCCGTGCTGACTGGCCCGCACGACCACTTCTGGTCGGCGGACCTGTACTACAACGGGGTGCGCCGGCAGCAGGATCTGCCGATCATGGACCCGCAGTTCAAGGAGGATGCGGGCGCGAACATCCAGCAGGCCGGGTCGGTGACGGTCACCTGGTCGGACGAGTTCGCGACGTCGATCTCGCCGAGGGCGATGAACGACCCGCTCGCACCGTTCGGCGCGCAGCTCGCGATCTACGCGAACGTGTGGGTGGGCCCGTTCTTCGAACGCGTCGAGTACGGCCGGTTCGAGATCACCGACGTCCCGTCAGCGCGGGACGAGCAGATGCAGTTCCAGTCCCGGTGGCTCACCCTCGGGTCGAACGTGCAGCTCGAGCTGAAGGAGCTGCTCGCCGGTGTCGCCGAGGAGTCGTTCGACGTCCCGTCAGCGCCGCAGTCTCTGACGTCGACGTGGGCGGAACTCGGCCGCCTGACGGGCTACCCACTCGTGCGCACCGTCGATGACGCACCGATCACACGATCGGTGCTCTACCCGGATTCGAAGCTCGACGCGGTCTACGACCTGATGCGGATCATGCTCGATGCGTCGCCGCACATGACCCCGCAAGGTGCGCTCTCGGCGCGCCCGAATGTCTGGCCGGACCCGGTGGACACGCTCCTGTTCGGTGAAGGGCTCATCGACGTCGAGCAGGGCATGTCGGCCGCCGGCATCAGCAACCGCGTCGTCGTGCGCGCCGCCGGCGGCGACCCGACCGTGTTGGCTGTCGCTGAGATCACGTCAGGGCCGCTGCGGGTGCGGAACAGTGACGGCTCGGTCTCCCCGTTCCGTGCACGCACCAAGTACCTGTCGAACGAGTACGTGACGACGAAGGCGCAGGCGCAGGCGTGGGCTGACTCCGAGCTGGCTCTGGTGTCCACCATCCGGACTCGGGTGGTGAACGTCCGCGAGACGTTCAACCCGCTCCGCGAACGCGGCGACGTGATCGACATCGAACGTCCCGAGTTAGTCCTTCACGGCCGGGTGCTGACGATCGACCGCGGTGCCGGCGCTACCCAGACGTTGACCGTCGAGGTCGCAGGCGAGTCGAAGCGTGTCGTGCCGCCGCGTGTGCCGTGGGTCATCGGCGACATCGTCCCGCTCGATGACGACGTGCCCCTCGATGACCGGATGCCTGGACGCAGCGTGTACGCGTAGGAGGTGAGGGCCCGTGGACGAGGCGGAAGTCATCCTCCGGAAGCTCGCCGGGAAGTCGCAGGTCCGCATCCTCCCCGCCATCTACCGCGGGTTGGACGCCGACCAGCGGGCCCTCGTCGACTTCGCCGGCGGCCGAGTCCCCGCGTACGTGCTGCCGGGCATGGCTCCGATGCTCAACGAACCGGTGTGGGTAGAGATCGTCGACGGCGTGGCCTTCATGCATGGGCCGACAACGCTTCGGTCTGACGAAGGCACGATCGTCACCGCAGCTGACGGGGTGGCCGAGCTGACCACGGCCACGGGCGACGTGACCGCCTCGTACGAGAACGGCATCCCACTCACCCCTGGCGACGTCGTCAGGCTCTCGTGGGGGCCGTCCGGCGCGTGGATCATGGGCGTCGCTGTCGAGGCTGTGCCGCCGGTGGTGCCGCCGAGCACTGGCGGCGGCGGTGGCCGCCGCACGGTCGAGTTCACGGCGCTGGACTCCGGCTCGTTCCAACCGGGGTATGGATGGCGGACGAACGAGGTGTGGTCGTCGCTGAGCAACCGCGGCGCATGGTTCTACGGCAGCCAACTCAGAGACACCATCCCGGACTCAGCATCGATCGTCTCGGCGCAGATCTACCTTCCCGCTCCGACGAAGATCGTCGGCGGTCGCCCGTTCGGCCGCCACAGCTTCGACTCGAAGCCGGCTGGAGCGATCACGGCGACGGACACTTCGACGCTGCCTGGCACCTCGGGGTGGGTGGACATCCCGACCTCATTGATCGACCACCTGAAGTCGAACCCTGGCGGGCTCGGATTCAACAACGGCGGAGACAACCGATGGCCCGGCACGCAGCGTGACGGGCAGTCCGGACGGGTCCGCGTGACCTTCGACTCGTAGGAGCAAGCATGGGTTACTCATCCAGTGGCGGGCCGAAGGGCCTCGGCGTCATCCTCGACTCCAACACGCCGCTCTCGGACCTGGCGAAGCTGATCGAGCTGATCGCGCGCGTCGGCAACTACTACGGCGGAGTCACCGAAGCTGAGCGCGACGACATCAGCGGCGACGCACTCTACACCGGGCTGATGGTGTTCAACACCGATGCGGATGCGATCGAGCTGTGGGACGGTTCCGGCTGGGAGACGGTCTGGGAGCCGGACACGGACTGGCAGACGCTGGCGCCGGCCGCCGGCTGGACGGCGTTCGGTTCTGGTCTGAAGTGGCGCAGGAAGAACGGGCAGATCAAGCTCCTCACGAGCGTGACCCGCGTCTCCTGGACGGGCACGCAGACGTTCGGGACCCTGCCGGTCGAAGCCCGTCCGACGCAGAAGGTCACGTTCGTGTCCGCCTATGGCGACGTGGCGAAGGAGTGCTACGTGAACACGGACGGCACGATCCAGGTCAACGCTTCCGGCGGTGGCGGCATCACCGGTTCGACCGAGTTCCCGTCGAACTGATCAAGGGAGCACGCCATGTCTGGTCTCCTCCTTCCGGTCGGTCCGCGGCGGATGAGTTCGTGGTCTGCCCACCAGCAACGCACGACGCCGTCGTCCGAGCCCGGCACGGACTGGTATTGCCCGATCGGCACACCGGTCCTCGCCCCTGCGGACGGCCGCATCTACGCCTACGGCGCCTCCCTCGGGCCGGCCACCGGACGGTGGGTCGGCATCGACTTCGCCAACGGGTGGCGCTTCCGAGCCATGCATTTCTCCGATTTCATCCGCACTCGTGGGACGCTCGAGCGAGGCGAGCCCTTCGCTTACTCCGGCGCGTCGGGGTACGGCCGGGAGGACTGGTCAAGCGACCCCGCCACAGGCGGCGCGCATGTCCACGGCACCCTCTGGCCGGAGCAGATCATGCGCTTCGGCTACCGCACGATCAACGGCATCCGCATGCCTTACACGATCGACTTCATGGCGCACGCCGACATCGGTGGCGCAACAGCCGGCGTCGGAGCGACGCCACTCCCGACCCCTCCGGAGGAGGACGAAGCGATGTACACCATCTTCGGCAACGAGCAGCGCGGCTACATGATCGTCGGCCCCGATCTGTTCATCGAGGTTGGCAGTGCGATCGAGAAGGCGACCGGCGTGCCCGGCCCGGCGATCCTCTCGGCGTTCCAGGCTGCGAAGGCGGACGGCATCATGCTCGACACCGCATCGTTCGATCGGCTCCGGATCTCGCTCCTCGCAGGCCGCCCGCAGACCGCACCGGTGCAGCCCATCATCGACGTCGACGTCATCCGCGAGACGATCAAGACCGCGTTCGCTTCGGCGTCGATCAAGGCAGACGTCAGCGCCGAGGATCTCGACGCGATCGCGAACCGTGTCGTGGACGTGCAGGCCGCACGACTCGCGAGCTAGGGCGATGGCAGCCGACGACCCGACCCCGGGCGAGCTGCGCATCATGATCTCCAACGTCATCGGCCTGCTCAGCGACATCAAGTCCGAGATGGCGACGAAGGAGTTCGTCAACGCGAAGTTCGACGCGTTCCTCGACCGGATGAACCGGCTCGAGCAGGACCACAAGGACTGGGTGAAGAGCTCCACCGAAGCGCACGTTGCGCTCGACCGCGACTCGAAGGCCCGCCACGCGGAGACCCGCGCCGAGATGGAGGCCCTCGAGGTCCGGCTGCGTGCGGCGATGGAGAAGAAGGCCGCCGAGGCGCGCGCACAGATCGACGAGGTTGTGACCGAGCAGAAGAGCGCCGAGAAGGAAGTCAAGGCGGTCCGCAACAGCCGCGTCACCCAGTGGATCGGCATCGGCCTCGCCTGGCTGGGCACCGTCGTGCTGTGGTTTGTCGACAGGGGGCAGGCATGAAGCCCCGCGACTGGTCCTGGTTCAACCGGATCTTCTTCGCCCTGTTCGTCCTGGCGCTGATCGGCGTGATCGTGTTCCTCGGATGGCGGCAGTCCGTCGCATCCGACGAGCGGGCGGCGCTGATCCAGGCGCTCGCGCAGTCGAACGAGCAGCTGCGCGACGAGGGCATCGAACCGGAGGCACCCGAGCCGGAGCAGATCGTCGAGTCGATCGTCGGCCCCACCGGGGCGACCGGTCCGCGCGGACCCCAGGGAGAGCCCGGCGAGGACTCCACCGTTCCTGGCCCTCCCGGGCCTCCTGGCCAGCAGGGCGCGACAGGAGCGACCGGGACGAGTGGCGCTGCCGGGCCGCCCGGAGAGACCGTCACAGGGCCGCAAGGCCCCGCCGGCGAGACGGGCGCCACCGGCGCCCAGGGACCGCAAGGCGAGCAAGGCCCGGCGGGACAGTCCGCGTTCCCGTTCACCTTCACGTTCTCGACGGACGGTGTCACGCAGTTCACGTGCGTGGTGTCGTCGCCGACCGAAGCGGTCTGCACCCAGACCACTCCCGAACCCATCGAGTGACCGAGGAGGTCATCATGTCCGAAGACATCACCACTGGCCCTGGTTTCGTTGCGAAGGCGCGGAAGGGGTTCGTCGCAGGCGTGGGCGCCGTCGCTGCCAGCCTCGGTCCTGCCATCGTCGTCGCCGGCGCTGATGGCGTCATCGACTTCCAGGGCGAGGTCGTCCCGCTGGGCGTCGTGAGCCTCACGCTGGGGCTCGGCGCGTTCCTCGCTGTCTACGCGACGCCGAACGCGAAGTGATCCGCTGGGCCGCGGTCGCCGTCGTGGCGACCGCGGCCCTCATCGTCTTGTTCTCCCCATCGAGAGGGCATCGCCGTGGCAGACAGTGAGTCGTGGCCTCCGGGCAAGTCGGGCATCTCGGGTGCCCTGGAGTACCTGGCGCAGAAGGTGACGGTGGTGCGGTTCGATGGCACCCCGGCGCCGGACATGCGCGTGGTGGTGACGCTCACCGAAGACGGCACCGCCATGCATTCGGTGACGGTAGTGCCCGTCGCGACCGCGGCGGACACCGGCGTGGATGAACCGGAAGAGACGGAGGACCCGGGATGACCGTCGTGAATGTGACGGCACTGCGCACGCTGTTGGGCTCGCCTGGGCCGGTCCCGCGGGGGAGTGTCATCGTCGACTACTGGGCGGGCTCCAGCCCGTACACCGCTGTCGAAGGCGACACGGTCACGTTCCCCGCCACCATCACCGTCCCGATCGTGGACGGCGAGCTCGAGGAACCGCTCGAGCTGGAACCGACCGGTGGGCTGTGCTGCGCACGGGTGATGGTGCTCGCCCCTGGCAGGTCCATCACCCGGTATGTCGAGATCCCAGACGCGGGACCGGTCGACTTCGGCGACCTGCCGGTCGTGGACCCTGTCGCGTTCGCGCCTGTCGCTCCGACCGCCACCTTGCTGCAGCAGCTCAGCGCCGCACTGCGCGACCGATTCTGAGGAGAGACCAATGCCACTGAAGGACGACTGGGCGCCGGGCGACGTTGGCGTTTCCGGTGCGATGAACGATGCGGCCTCGAAGATCAACGAGCACGACGAGGACCTGACCGGGCGACTCTCCGAGCCTGCACTAAGCGCCACCTTTGTTGCAGCGCGCACGGTCGACATGCTCACCGAGGGTGCTGCCGCCAACGGTGCGGAGCCAGTCCCCACCGACGACCTCGCTGTGTTCTCGGCGGCGCGCACGAAGGCCGGCGCGAAGGGCATCGTGCACTTCCCGGCCAAGAAGGGAGCGGCGGTCACGACCTACTTTCTCGGGGGTGTGCGCCCGGACCTCTCGGGGACGCAGATCACCGCTGACCCCACCGTCGTGCTCAAGATGGACGCGAGCCCGAACCTCAAGACGTTTGGCTTTCTCACCGACATCACGATCGAGAACACCGCGCACACGTCCACGCTCCGCAAGCGGCATGCGGTGGACATCCCCGCAGCTGTAGGCATGGCGGCGAACGTCCGTCCGCAGCAGGTCGACCTCGCGGCCGTCGACTTCACCGCCTGGGAGTCGCTGGCCGTCGAGGGCTCGGCTCTCGCGGCTCGCACCTTCGGCACGTTCGCGGGCACGGTGACCGCCGACAAGGTCTCGTGGGCGTCTGCATTTGGCGCCGGATCACAGGGCAAGTTCACGGCTCCGACGCTCGGCGTGCTGTACGAGGCGTGCCTCGAGTCGACCAAGTCGGGCACGAACTCGAACAACGACACAGCCGGTGTGATGATCCTCTCGGCCGACAACCACTGCGTCGACGTGCGGATGCCGCGCGCGGGCGTGAACCCGCTCATCATCGGGTCCGCGGACTTCGCAGCTTCCGTGGGTGGGAGCGGCATCACCCTCACGGTTCCCGGTCAGTACGGCCTCCCGTCTGCTTCCGGTGGCGTCACGATGGGTGTCCGCCTCCTCTCGCTGCGCGAGGTCGAGTTCTACTCGAACGGGCGTCTGCTGTACCGGCTCAAGACGCTCAAAGACATCGCCAAGGTGGGGTTTGTCGTCGCGAACCCGGACTCCAACCTCAAGTCGATCTCGTACGGCGTCTCGTACGGCGCGAAGTTCGTGCCCACCGCGGCGCATCGCTACACGGTGTCGATCGTGGGCGACTCGATCAGCTACGGCGCATGGACCCCGATCACGTACGGCGACCTGCTGCCGATCGCGCTGCACGGTCTCCCGGGTGGCGGCTACGTCAACGTGCGGCAGAACCTCGCTGTCTCCGGGACCACGGCTCAGCAGTGGGGCACATCAGGCGGCGCCAACGACATCGCCAGCCAGTCGTTCACGGGGGATGACTACGTGCTCGTGATGCTCGGCACCAACGACGGGCAAGCGCTCCGGACCGTCGCGGACTACCTCACGTACCTCGCGTACATCGCGGCGAAGATCGTCGCGGACGGCTCCCGGCCGGTGTTCGGGCACTTCCCGATGTGGTGGTCTACGACAACCACAGGCCTGCCAGGTGCGCCGGGTGTGACCAACTCCGGCCGTGCCGCCGCGCTGCGCTCCGCGCTCATCAACTACTGCGCGAAGAACAGCTACCCGATCGCCCTCGTGGAGGACGCGATGGGAGACGCCTGGGAGTGGCAGCCGGACAACATCCACCCCGACGAGCGCGGACAGGCCGCGGTCGCGAAGGCATTCGCTCAGGCGATCGCTCGGGACCGGATGCGTCAGGTCGCGGTCTGATCAGAACGCGAGGTCGGAGAGCCGCTCGGACGCGCAGTCATCGCTGCACGTGTCGATCTTGTCTCGGCGCGCAGCCGGGGGCATCTCGACGCGGCAGACCACGCACTTTCGCACACGTGGCTCAGCCCACCAACGGGCGAGGCGTTCGATCGGCGTCGTCACGCGCCCGAGTGTACAGTCTCGGTGTCGAGGGCGCGCTTCCGGACGGCGGGTACGCCGGCGTAGAGGGAGTCGGGTTCGCAGTCGGCGGTCACCACGGCGCCCGATGCGATCACGGTGCCGTTGCCGATGGTGACGCCGGGGAGGATGGTCACGTTCGCGCCGATCCAGCATCCATCGCCGATTGTGACGGGGGCCGTGGTCAGCTTCCCGGCGCGAGCCTCGGAAGTGCCGATCTCGTGCGATGACGTGCTGACCGTCACCCGCATCGCGAGGTAGGCGCGCCGGCCGATGGTGATCCGGGAGTGCGTGGACAGCATGCAGCCGGTGTTGATGAATGCGCCTTCGCCGATGGTGAGGCGGTTGCTGCCGATCCAGACGCCGGGAGAGATCTTGCTCGGCGCGACGTCGGCTCCGTAGGAGCGCAGCAGACGCCACCGCAACGGCATCGGCGTGAGTGAGGACGCGAGGATGCCGTTCAGGTAGATGTTCCGCCAGAGACCCGGCCACCACGATCGCAGTCGATGCATGGTCGGCACCCTACCGGCTGCCGATTACCGCGCCTGATCCTGCATGTAACAACGCCTTAGCTTGAGTGCAGGGCCCGTGAAACCCTACGCAAACTCGACGCCCCCGGGCTGACTCTTCAGAGTCGGCTCGGGGGCGCTTCGTCGTTCACGAGGGGCTACTCAGGTTCGCTCGGGGGCGAGTAGCTGGGACCGAACATGGCGGGCGGCGGCTCCGAGTAGTACTTGATCGCATCCGCCGGGTCGAGCGCGTATCCCAGAAGCTCCGGTGGCCGAGTATCGCCCGCGACATCGAAGCCGTACGGGAACGTGCGGAAGGATGCCCACCACCATCCGACGTGCTCGATGTGGCCGGCGTGCGCCTGCGTCCCCGCCCCGATTGAAACGGTGTATGAGCCGTCGCTGATCCTCGAGCCGTGATAGTCGCCGTACGAGATCGTCGACGGCTGGTCGTCCTGAACCATGGCCCGATCCTACGAGCGTCGCGTCACGGCGTTCCGCCACACGACGGTGTCCTGCGTGCCGCCGGGCCCGTCCCATTCGATGATCACGACGCGGTCGTTCCAGCCCTTCGCGAACGCGGGGATGCGTTCCGCGGGCCGGTCACGCCAGGACACCCACGCCCAGACGGCGGGCTTCGGGGACCCGATCGGCAACCACTGGATCGCGTTCGGTCCGTAGGCGGCCGTCGGGAGTGTGGTCGGTCGCGAGGGTGCCTCCGCGATCTTGCGGTCGTTGAGGGCGTCGTACTGCGCTTCGTAGCGGCGGTTCTTCGTCAAGGGTGGCCGGGATCCTTCCTCCGGCCGAGGTTTAAAGGCTACGCGCCGACCACCGACATCACGACGGGTGTACGCTCGCGATCGCGACCCTCCCGGCGAGACACACGACCCTGGAGGGTCGCGCCATGTCCACGCCGCCCGATACGGTGCCCGCATGGGGAATCTGGGGGATTCGTTCTTGCCCGCGTTCTGGCAGGGCATCGGGATCATGTTGGGCGGGCTATGGCAGGGGATGCTCGAGAACCCCTGGCTATTCGCCTTGCTCGCGTTCATCATCGTCGGCGGGCTCTACCTGCAGCTCGCCCCTCGCCGTCGTCGACGCCGGCCCCGCTGACTCGACGTCGCCGTCCCACTCGCCACCGCTGATCTCGTGCAGGTATGCGGCGAAGGCCGCACCGTACTCGTTCGGCTGGATGTTGTGCTGCTCGCAGTACTCGTCGAAGGTGAGGGGCTCGACGGTCATGATCATCCGCCCCGGATGCTGGGGCCGGTGAATTCGGGTGGCTGCTCCTGCTGTTGCACGATCGGCGTGAACGTGTGTCCGCAAGCGGGACATCGCCACCCGCCGGGGATGTCACGCATCAGCACACCGCACTTCTCGCAGCGCGGCTGCGCGCCGTCGTCCTCGATCACGCTGGGAGCCACCTCACGTAGATGCTGATCCCGTCGTCATCCTCGACGTCGAGCCGGTACTCCTCGCCCTGGAACCACGCCTCGGTGGGGATCGCCCCATCAGACTCGCGCACTCGAGGCTCCGTGCCCACGGAGAACCGGCGCCGACCGCCGGCGCTGATCACGTCGAACTGCGCGGTGTACAGCTCCTCGCGGTCCATGCGGTCGAGGGTACGCCGAATGTCGGAGGGCTCGTGCAGAGTTATCCACCGTGGGAACTGGGGATAGCACCACGGTGCAGCTGTACGACATCTGGCGGCGGAATAGCGACGGCGTGGAGGTGTACGTCGAGCTCGTCTGCGACTCGTGGGAGGACGGCGCAGGGCGCCTCGTCTCATGGGGTCAGCTGGACTCCGCGCGCGAGAACATCTGCACCGAGAGATGGTTCGTCAGCCACTACACGCTGGTCGAGCGTCAGTCGTGA